CAGCAGCTATTGAATATACAATTATATATATTAATGAAACAACGAGGGAATATATTTCTCCGAACACAATTCCATAACTTAACACAGACCAAGAATACATATAATTAATGAAAAAAACCACGGGTGTATATTGTCCATTTACTGTCATTCCAACTGCTAGGGATAGTATCATGTGAGCAAATGCTATAAGTGGTAAATGGACGAAATGAGCACACCCCAATAACGCAAAAAAGTGTACAAGTGTTAATCTAGCTAACCATCGCCAAGCTCTTGGTTTAAAAAATAATTCATCTGCTTCTGGGTCGGGTCTGGGTAAGATTGGAACAACTATTTCAACATTCTCATCATAAACATGTGCCAATGCCAAACTGTTATCAGGATGTCTAACATATCTCCATATATCCATAACTTATATTATTCTTACTCCCTTGCTTTTAACTTTCAATGATTTCATAACGACGACAAAGTTCATCCCAAGTTGGAATTCTCAATAAATCTAATAACCAGTTCAACATTTGTTTATACTCAATCTTAATTTTTAAATAAAGGATAATTATTTAAAACTTAAGTCGTGTTAAGTGCGCTTAAGTGACTTCTCTTTAAACCTGGCTCAGACACCCTGATTTATATAGTGGTTATCAGGGACGGGATTCGAACCCGCGAGGTCAGTGACCAAATCATTCCTCAAGTCACTCTCATACATTAATTTCGTTAAACCTTTAAGCCTCCAAATGTTTTCTACACCTGGCTGTATACATGTCTGTGTCACCCACAAGTATGAGATCTTGGTTTGAAACTGTCCTCACAGTAAATGGACCTAGGGTTCCATCGTTGCACTTGGTGCAGAGTGCTTTGAGTTTTTTCACCGTGTCAGCCATTGGTATGCAATCAAGCATTTCTCCAAATTTTCTTTGTTTGTAATCACCATCTAGACCAGCCATTAAAACATTTTTGTTTTGGAGAAGACATTCTTCTGCAAATGCTTTGAGATTGACAAAGAATTGTGCTTCATCAATTGCAATAACCTCTGCTTCGTGAAAGAGGGGTTCGTTGAGGATTGATAATAATGAATTTGTTTTCAAGCATTTAAATGTGACATTATCATGTGTTTTTAAAACTTCTTCATTTGACCTTGTATCTTGTGAAGAATTAATGACTAATATTTTAGAACCAATTATTTTATATCTTTTTAGTTGTCTTATGAGTTCGGATGTTTTACCCGAAAACATATTACCCATTATTATATCAAGACTCATTTTCCCTCTCTAATTCTATGCTGTTATTTTTAATTTCATCTTCTGGCTGCAGCATTTCTACGACAATATCATAGAGTAAGTTGAGTAAAGCACCCTTATAGACTAGAAACCCGAGAAGTGTTGCGGTGTAATCAAAATCAAGCGCAAATGGAGCATTATTCCAAATAGCTTCAAACATGAAAGTTCCCACTGGAACAAGTAATTCATTTGGAAATGGTGAAGATGTTTCAATATTATCTACTCTTTTTGTTAATGAACTTAAATAAACCACGGACGAAACGGTTCCGAGCATGGCCGAAACACCTTCTTCTGCTCCTTTACACACAAAGTATCCCGTTGTGAGTGCACACCCATATTGAATAGTATTTTTCCTAATTCTTTTTTTTAGGGAACTATAAGTTTGTGGAGTTTTACAAACTATGTTCATTACAAATTATTTGATTCTCATTTTTAAGTTGTCTATAATAAAAATAAAAAGTACCACTTCCTTTGTTTGGTTTCTGGTGGGGGAGTTGGTGGTTCAATAATGTGTTCTTGTGGAACTTCTCTAACACTTTTATTATCTGCTTCCCCATAGTGTCTATCAAAAAAACATGGATAGTATCGTGTGCTATATACACGATTTTTAAACAATAACTTTCCATTCATATAAGCTGTAATCATATACGACCAAGTTCCAACTCTAATTTTTTTCACCATACCAGGTAATATTTTAACAGTTTGAACATCTTCGTGATCTCCATTTTCAAATTCTAATCCAGCATTTGCATTCATCGCGCCCAAGTTCATACTACGAAGAAAAGTTCCTCTTCTATCCTTAATATCTAATTCAACAAAATACTTACTTTTGTTATATAACTTAATTGTTTTTGATGGAACCCATTTCTGTTTAATTATCCCAGGTTGGGTAGCATATTTCTCGTCTGCATCACGAACAATATCTTTAGCGCAGCACCGACACACCATTTATTGATACATACATTTTTTAATGAGAATGATGATTTTCATTAAAAAGTGTTGTTAAATCTAAACCCTAATTTAGTGATTAATTTGAGAAGGCAACGCCAGCCATACCGTTCTTTATGCGTAAAATATTGTAGTTGACAGCGTATACTCTGTTGTTAATTGTGGAACCATATTGTGGTTGTGAGAATGTCAATTTGGCTGTATCGAGACGAGAGAAGTTAATTGAACCTGTTGGTTGGGATTTGGCGAGGTTGAGACAGAAAGGCCATGTGAAAACTGGTGCGGATTGTAGGCAGTCCGCTGGAAGAGATTGGCAGTGCATCTTTGGAACAACTGTGTGGTGGTATTCTGGTGTGGTTCCTTCAAATAGAGCTGTACCGTTGATGTAGAGAGAAGAATCATTGAAGGTGAAAGCAGTGTCCCAAGATGAGGAGTAATCATCTTGTTTACCAGACACATAGTGGACAGCCTTCACTGGGTGATTGAAGTAAGTCAAGTCAAATTCTGTGTCTAGGTTTGAACTCACTGGTTGGTGTTGAACTTGGGTAATAAGAATTTCATGTGGTTGTTCTGTGAGGAACTTGCGTTCATCTGTATCCAAGTAAGCATACATGGCATACACCTTTGGTGTAGAACCAACTAGAAGTCCTGGACGACACTTAACTCGGACTTCAACTTCGTGAAACTGTAGGGCAGCCAATGGAAGAGCCTTAGTCCAGTCTTGGGAGAAAAAGAATGGAATCACATAGCTGTCTCCATTACCACCGCTACTTTTTGCGTTTTCTGAAACCTTGTTGGCTGTCACAGTCATGGAAGATTGAGCCTGGGTTTCATTGTACAAAACATTGTGAACACCTTGAACATACAAGGAATCCATGGTGACAACTGGTTGACCTCCGATCATCAAAGTAAATTCAGTTGGTGTTGTGTTAGAACTAAAGAAACCATTGCTGTTTTCTTCAGCTGAAGCAATGGAATCGGCTTCAATCCAAATGTAAGTCAACAAATCACCCTTGGACTTGATTGGAATTGTCACTTCTGAATTCCCTGTGAAAGAACCGATGTAATCAATACGCTCTGGCTTGAGAGAAAAATTTGTATGGCGTTTATAGTTTTGTCTAAAAAATGACACTTGGGGGTCCCCTGTTATATAGGCATCCTGGACCCCCTTGGAAACGAGGCTTATTAAGGCTGACATTTATTAATTCTTTACATTTTATTTTCGCTTAAAAATTTCAATCCAGCTTATATTAAGAATGGTGACATTTCAGGCGCTTACCTGGGAAGCTAGAGATGAAGACGATGTTCATATTATAAGCATCTTTGGTAGAACAGAAGATGGTGCGTCTGTGTGTGTATCCACAAAATTTGAACCATTTTTCTATGTTAAACTTAAAGAAAATGAAGGCAGAAATGGAGCTCAAGTTTTGTTTAACAAATTGAAGAAGATTTGTCCTGGATGTCTAGAGAGATTTGCTATGTCCCAAGCTACTGATGTTTGGGGTTTCCAAAACGGAAAGAAATCTACATTCATTAAACTCTTTTTCAAATCTCTCAAATCGTGTAAATATGTTAATAGCATTCTACGAAGAGCACTTCCTGATGAATTGCGACCTAGAAGAGTGTATGAATCAAACCTTGAACCAATGCTTAGATTTATGCATTTGTCTGGAATCAAATCAACGGGTTGGATAGATGCGAGTGAATCATGCATACAAGGAGGATATGCACACACAGATATTGATTTGTTTTGCACTGATTGGAAAAAGCTCAAAGGCATAGACAAAGACGATGTAGCACCATTTATATATGCTTCCTTGGATATTGAATGTAACAGTTCCACGGGTAAATTTCCAGATCCAGACATCCAAGGGGACAGCGTATTTCAAATAGCTATTTCACTCATTAAATATGGTGAGACAGAACCATATAATAAGACTTGTTTGTGTTATAAAAACACTGATCCAAACTTGGAGGGTTCTCATATTATCAGTTATGACACCGAAAAGGAGTTATTGATGGGTTTTAGAGAGTTTTTACTCAGACACGATGTTGATACAATCACAGGTTGGAACTTATTTGGTTTTGACATGAATTATATCTACACTAGGGGTATTGTTTGTGGGTGTCCCCGTATTTTCTTCAACTTGGGTAAGTTGAAAGATCATCACAGTAAGATTGTAGAAAAAAATCTATCATCCAGTGCCCTGGGTCACAACGTGTTAAAACTCCTCAAAATGCCAGGTAGATTTATTTTTGATTTATTTTTTGAGGTCAAAAAAGGATACAAACTTGATTCATACAAACTAAACTCTGTATCCAAACTCTATCTCAATGGCGAAGAAAAGATTGATATGCCAGCAAAGGAGATGTTTGCGCGTTTTATTGAAGCTGATCCAATCAAGTTGAGAGAAGTCGCCGAATATTGTATTCAAGATACTCTTCTTCCAATCAAACTTGACAAGAAACTTTGTATCCTTACAAACTTGTTAGAAATGGCTAAAGCAACTTGGGTGCCTATTGATTACCTCTCTGAGAGGGGACAACAGATCAAGGTATTTTCACAACTTGCTAAAAAGGCTAAGGAATTAGGTTTTATTATTCCTGTTATACGACACGAAAAAGAACCAGAAGCGTCATATGTGGGTGCAACAGTTTTGGAAGCCCATAAAGGAGCATACTACAAGCCTATCACTGCACTGGATTTTGAGGGACTGTATCCAAGTATCATGATGGCTCATAATCTATGTTATTCGTCATTAGTTATGGATCCAAAATATGAGAATATTACAGGTGTAGAGTATGAGACTTTTAAAGTTGGCGACATTACATATAAATTTGCTCAGAATGTTGATTCCCTTCTTCCGAGTATTCTTAAGGAGCTGAAGATGTTCAGGAAACAAGCAAAGCGAGATATGGCAGCAGCCTACAGGGCACATGAAAGAGGTCTACAACGGAAAACAACTCGCGTATAAAGTAAGTATGAATAGTGTCTATGGTTTCACAGGAGCTGGGCGAGGAATGCTCCCATGTGTGCCAATTGCTTCTTCAGTCACTCTTATGGGAAGGTCTATGATTGATATGACTAAGAACTATGTAGAAAAGAACTTCCCTGGTTCAAAAGTTCGGTATGGTGATTCAGTCTCAGGAGATACTCCTATTGTAATCCGCAAAAATGGTATCATTTTTTGCTGTTTGAAATTCAGAAACTTTGTTCAAAGTATTTTACATATGGGGACAAGGAATATGGTCCTGACAGAAGGTTTAGATGTATGGACTGAAAAAGGTTGGACACCTATTGAACGGGCAATTAGACACAAAACCACAAAGAAGATGTATCGCGTCTCAACTGGTTTGGGTATTGTTGATGTTACAGAAGATCATAGTCTTTTGGATAAACATGCTACTATAATTAAACCAATTGATTTGAATATTGGTTCTGAGCTACTTCATGCAGATAGTTCAAAGATTAAGTATTCCAATATACCAGTTGATTTAGACATAAAGTCAATTGAAATGATGGGTAAATACTATGCACGGGGTGAGATAGACCATGTGTCTTCAATGATTTTGAACGGTCCAGATGAATATGTGGATCATTTTATTTTTGGTTTTTTTTCAGAGAATATCTATTTTGAATTTGATTCAAAGGTCAAGTGTGCCGAAATGTATTTATTGTGTCGCCGTTCCAAACACCCAATGATTTTTTATTACAAAAATGGTCGTTATTGTATTGAGTTTGGAAACAATAAAAACAACGCAAAAACGATCAAGTCTATTGAATATTTGGGTGAAACAGAGCAATATGTATATGACCTAACTACAGAATCTCATCATTTCCATGTTGGACCAGGTGAGATTGTGGTTCATAACACAGATTCTGTAATGGTTGAGTTTGATGTGGGTGATAGAACTGGTGAAGATGCGATTGCATACAGTTGGGAGTTGGGTGAGAGAGCTGCGAATGAATGCACAAAATTATTCAAAGCCCCAAATAACCTTGAACTTGAGAAAGTGTATTGTCCTTACTTCCTTTATTCAAAGAAGCGTTATGCGGCTAAACTATGGACTAAGGGGCAAGGACGATAAAATGAATATGGATTACATTGACATCAAGGGTCTTCAAGTTGTGCGCCGTGATAATACACCATATGTTAGGGAAGTATGTAAAGAGTTGTTGGATGTTCTTGTTGTCAACAGATGACCCAGAGCCAGCTAAAGCTTTAGCGCATCAGAGGGCAGTTGAACTTTTAGATGGTTCTGTTGAGAATGAAAAACTTTTATTGTCCCAACAATTGGGTGATAAATACAAAAACAATAATTTACCACATGTTGCAGTTAGGGATAAGATGAGGGCGCGCCGTCCTGGTTCAGAACCCCAATCAGGGGATAGAATTCCGTATTTATTGGTTGATACAGGGGACCCCCGTGCCAAGGGTTATGAGAAATCAGAAGATCCAGTTTGGGTTAAAGAACATAATTTACCCATTGACTATCGGTACTATTTTGATAAAAAATATTTGAATCCAATTTGTGACCTTATAGAGCCTCTGGTTGAGAACCCAAAGGAAGATATATTTGGAGATTTGATTGTTAAGAAGGTTAGGGGGAGGAAGAAGTTAGTTCCAGATAAAAACCAACCGAGCGTGTTAGACATATTTAAAAAATGGGAGCTAATGAATAGTAAGGCATGACAGTATTTGATGAGCTTGAAAGACTTGTCGATGGGGAGGTTGAGAGACGCATGACCCATAGACTTACCAAGTATGCTGAAAATATATCAGCAGTGCATGGTATTCCCTTACGAATTCTCCTTAGGGATATGCCAATGGACGACAAAGGGGATGATAGATGCCAAGGTCTTCTAAAAGATGGAAAGAGGTGCTCTAGGAGATCCAAGACAGATGGGTATTGTTTAAATCATATTCATCAGAAAAAATCTGTGGAACCTATACAGATTGTTTCAGATGTGCAACATAATCACTCATTCCCACCTATATTTAAACATGATTGTCCCGCATGTCAAAAGACACAACAAGATGCGGCTATGAGGCCTAATTTTTTACCACAATTCCCTACTTCTTAAGGATGTGTTTATTATCTTCGATATAACTGATTATATCATTGACTATACACCATCTGAGAAAGTTCAATTGACTAACAGTTGTAGAAATTATTTCCTTCCCAGGTAGATTGAAATCAATCCTCTCGGTTCGGCAAAATGGGTCAAATGCGCGTTTGCTGTATCCATCCAAGGACGCCTTGTATTGGATATGAACAGGAAAGTCTTTACCATCTCTCGTTTTATACCTTGTCTGATTTGATTTAGCGTAGTTCGTTATAAACCACTCAATGTTCCTCAAGGACACTCCCTTTCTGTGGTGTATAACATCTAGCAATTTGTCCGCGTTATTAGAAACACTGTAAAATTTATTGAGAGAATTTAACAATAATTGTTGAGACTGAGTAATCATTACAATCTATTATACACTATTCTTTAAATATTTATCTAACCTTAGGTTCCAACGACATATCTGTTCTGTTGTCCGAGTGTATATTTTGGGTAATATTTGCCTTTTTGGTTTCATACCTGTTTCCCTTTCTCTCATAACATTAGGGTTGAAATGTAATTTATTTTGAAAACATCCCAAACAAACTCTTTTTACTTTCATTCCGTAAAATTTCAACATTGATGCATTGTAATCCAAATCAATTGGATTTTTTATAAAAAATGCCATGCTTTTTATCATTGTATGAAGACACCCATTATCATCAAAATATACATCAACAGGGCGACCGCACTGAAAGCACTGTCTTTCCCACCTGAACGACATATAATAGTATTATTTTATTTCTTTATTACAGAATGCTTTGGCAAATTATTATCATACTTGTCTTAATTCTCATGATTATGAGAAGTAGTCAACCATCTGTGATTGAGAAACTTGTCAAACAGACAGCAAAATATGCAACCATGGCACAACAAAGTGATGCCCCACTTATTGCTGTTATGCACGCAAATTATTCTATGGCTCATCTTGAATTTTTAACAAGTATTGCTTCTCATCGACAAATAAACAGGGTGGCAGGTATAGATGTTCCACTTTTTATTGAACATATCATGAAAGTTCAAGAAGAAGTGACTAAAAAAGTTGTTCAGAAAATACCAGCTCTCCAAGGCGAAATTGATTTATATTTGTCATCAATTGCGGGAAACAATTAAAGAAACAAACCGTTACATATTTAAATGATGTTCCCAGGTCATAAGTTTTTATTTGCATATGTGTTTTTTCAATACCTAAGTTTCTGGGCTTTGTGGTTGGAGCACATCAGAATTAGAAATGAACTCTACGACATGGCTGAAGGAACCCCTTCGTTGGGAAGTTGTGAAGGAGCAATCTGGGAACACGAGGACGAAGGTGAAGAAGTTTCATCCACCCCAAGGGAAACCAGTGGGTGCTCCTGCTTTGGGAGAAAACGAAAAACTCCAAAGAGCCTTGGAACGGATGAGAAAAAGCACGAGTGAATGCGAAAACAAAAGAAATTCTAGACAAACACAAATTGTTAGAAGATAAATTTATTTTTATAATATATATATTAAATGAAACTACAATCATCTATAATTGCCATGGCATTGTTCATCGCCATAACATATGCCGCCCCCATGGTTATAAAAAAACCAACTAATGTAAAACCAATAGATGACCTTGTCAAGATGTCAATTGTTCAGAGGGAATACATGATGACTGGAACAATTTTAATTGGTCTCATCGTTTTTCTCACTGACTATTTTATGAAAAGGCAAGCCTAAATTGCTCCTTAATCTTATCTGGATTCAACAATTCCTTCGTATGGCTATGATCCATATGACGCAATCGTTTATCATACGCATCTTGCATAAATTCTTGAAGTTGGGAAAAGTCTGGGTCTCCCCACTCCATACCTTTTTGAAACAAGAAATCATCACTTGGAAGAGTTGTCATTCCACATTTAATAGTGTAATCACTGTTAATGTATTCACCAGCTGCACCATATTCTGGTAAAATAACTGGTTTATTGTGGAGTGCTGCTTCTACAGCTCCCATGCCAATACCTTCGGAATGACTAAATGCAACATAACAATCACCCTCGGCATGAATTTTATCCATATCTTCGTCAGACAATAATTGATTAATTACAGTGACCCTTGGGATATTTATCTGAATTGGTTGGTTACATGTTGCTTTTACTAACAAGTGTGTATCTGGATTATTCATCCGAACAAATGCTTCCAATATCTTGTTAAATTGTTTTCTCTGATCCGCAACATTACCAATATGATAAAATATATATGGTTTGTTTTCCTTTATAATAGGTGGAAACGGTCTAATTGTAACATGTGCATGTATCAAGAAAAATTCGGTGTCTGGGAATTGTCTTGAAAAAACTTGCTTACAGAATTCACTTGCAACAGCAACTTTATCAAAAAGTTTAAATAATTTACCATAATCTGGGTGCACTGTTTCTGTTTCACAAATTGACATACATACCATATTTTTACAAATCTGTCGCAACCTTGGAATAACATTTAACCAATGGGGCACTGGGAGAGCAAAAATAAATATATTGTCAGAAGGTTTGATTGGGTGATGACCCATGATTGTATAGGGACACCCCAAAAGTTCCGCGTATTTATTACATAATTGGCCGATACCTGAGTTAAGACCTGGGCCAATTACTTGGATACTCATACTAATATAAAAATAACTAAATTGTTTAAGCCTTATGACCCGCTGGATATTGCATATCTGAAGATCCTCCAGTCTCTCCAGGTTTAAATCTCCAATATACATTCGCATTAAATGTTCTATCACCGTGGTCTCGGACTTTGATCACATCACCAGACTTTGCACTAACTAATACACCATCACCTCTTCTCCAACCCATACTTGATTCTTTACGCTTCCATTGAACCATGTGCTTATCATTAATCCAAACATCGATACCAGTAGTTCTTCTCACACCTGAACCCTTCCACCAACGAGCACGTATGTCAAGAACTCCAGCTGTTCCCTTTACACCTGGAATTGTATATGTTTTGACACTGTCTCCAGATGGAGATGTTCTTTCAGAGTCTGTATTACACATTTGTATCTCTTGATCACCATTATTCTTGGGACATGATTTACCACCATATTGTGGGTTTCTGGCAATGTTATAAATACGCTTTTGGTCTCCTTGAGCCGCGTTGGAACAATCAGTCCAATCACCCCAAGAACCCTCACAATCAATGGGACAAGGGGATGTATCACATTCCTTTGTTTCTATCTCACCACCTATGAGGACATTTCCCTTGCTATCTTTGCATACATTTCCTCCATTTGCTGAATGTTTTGAAATTGTGAATTCTCTTGACATGGTTGGTTTTTGATTGGGACTACCAACTGACTCCCAACAAGCCCCAGAACCAGAACTACACGTAGTCCATTCAGACCATGAACCCGCACAATCAATTGGGCATGGTATTTGATTACATCTTTCTGTCTGAGTTCCACCTTGGGAATATGGGCATATATCACCACCATGTTTAGCTTCTTGTGTTATATTGTAAGTTCTTCTTCTTCTCCCTGTATTACCACAACTGGCGCTGCAAGGACTCCAATCACCCCAATCACCTACACAATTAATTGGTGCTGGTGGCGCTGGTGCTGGTGGTGCTGGTGCTGGCGCTGATGGAGAACTAGTTGGTGGGACATCTGGTGTGGTGTCACCTTCTTCAATCTCCTCATCTTCCTCATCTTCTTCACTTTCATCTATCCCAACAACCCCTTCATCAACCTCATCACCCCCATCATCAACCCCATCAACCTCATCAACCCCATCAACCTCATCAACCTCATCAACCTCGTCAACCTCATCAACTTCTCCATCATCTTCACCTATTGATGAACCATATGTTCTACTAGTAACGGTAAAAGTATTAGAAGTTGGTGTAGTATTGGAACTGTCATCATCACTCCCACTAAATAATACCCCCATCCCAGCTAGTACAGCGATAACAACGGAAATGACAGTCAAAATTACTATCATAACAATTTGAGGTTCCATTGTCTTCTATAATTTACCTAAACATTTTTTTGTCGTGTGAAAAATAAGTAGCTCAACCCAAGCATAAAAACACATAACATCAAATATACAAATGGATATTTTTTCTTCTGTGCCTCTTCCATCTCTTTTTGGGTTGGAATTTTTACAACATTTGCATTGAGTTCATCAATTTTTTTATTGAGTTGGGTTAATGCTTGAAGCATTTGAACTTCCCTATCTGGTGGTTTTTGTCTTACATCTATTGTTGTGACTTCTACAATCATGTAAAAATAACACGCCGCTCTCAATGGAATATAATCATCGTCTGCTTGGTATTCTCGTAATCTAAAATTTAATTTCTGCATTGATATGGGATTAAAATAATTAGTTTTTCTGTGATGTGGTTGCCATTGTTTATCTCTTACTACAATATCATTAGCTGAACCTGTAAAGTTTCTATCAAGGGCAATTCTAGCCAATACATGACCTTCTCGTTCATCTAAAAGTTGTGCTCTTTTTGGTATATCATCACACATGATGTTTATAAATTTTGCACCATTTACATAACCAGAATCATTTTTACCAACATTTGTTATGTAAAAATCAACTAATTTGAAACCGATAACTTTGGACATGTCTTCCATATGCAAATTTGATTCTAAACTCAAATCAAATGTAAAATCACCATTTACAACATCTACCATTTCTGAATCAATAATGACATATTGTGTCTTTTTAGGAAGTTCGTTTAAGTCAAGGTTCATCTTGTTATAAAGAATATAAAAAAAACAAGCACTTTTCAACAAATGTATTCGCACCTAGCGTCTCTCTGGATTTATTTATTAGTGCTTTATCTAAAATTTAGACCAAAAGCACCATATTATGTTAAACAACATCTCGAAGAAACTACAACAAGTCGAGCCTGGCTTATGCTCCCTAAGTGTGTTAAGCGAGCATGGCTTGACTTGGATTTGTATGTTCATAACCTAAGTAAAAGATTTCACCGTTGGTATAATAAGAAAAATGTCTGATTTCATTCCTCTTGTCACAGATGAACAAAGGGTCGTATTTTGTCGTGCAACTGAAAAATTATGCCCAGATCTTCAGCGTCTCATATGGGATATGTATATGAAGACATTTGAACCAGAATGTCCTCCTGCACCTAATAAAATTAGAGTATTCATTGAGAACGAAGAATTTTTTTATTGATGTATTATATAATGAAAACTCGTTCAGGTAAAAAGGTAGTTGTTAAAATTCCAACTGAAAACGCAATTAAGAAAATGAAAAAGCAAGAAAAGTTAATCAAGAAAACAAAACAGACATTGAAAAAGGCTAATAAAATATTGGGATCAAATAACAATAAAATTTCAGAAAATGTTAAAAACATGAATAAATTAATTTTCAAAAATAACAAAATGATAAAAAAAATGAAAAACGAAATTGAAAGAATTCAAATGAATAATAAAAATTTAATGCTCCCTATAACAACTCCTCTTGCTTCACCAGTTAAACTCCTTCATACAACACCAAATAGAAAAAGAAATAATATAATGATGAAAAATTTGTAAGTATATATTAATGGTTAACAGGTCACAATTATTGTCTCTTTCAGATACCTGGAAAGCTGAAAATAAAGAAATAAATATAAATGTCCCCAAAAAATCATATAAAAATAAATTAAGTCCACACAAATTAAAAATTATGAAAAAAATATCAAAGGGTCCTCGAAACAATAATAAAAAGAGTAATAAAATAAAAAATTGGAATTTAGAATTAATGAAATCTCAGTGGAATGTTGGTAAAAAATTTAAATCAAAAAACACATACACCCAAGGTGGATTTGTATTTGTGTAAATTCATAACTTAAGAATAATACACGATTAAAATGTAGTTAAAATGTCATACACAGTTTTTGACACTGAGACTACAGGTCTCCCCAAAACACGACAACCGCCAACCAAAGATAATTTGGAATGTTGGGACGAGTGTCGTATTTTGTCTATCGCCGCAATTACATATTCTTCCCGAGGTAGGGAACTTTCTCGTTTTTACACTGTGATTAAACCAGACGGATTCAAGGTTGCCGCCACTGAAGTTCATGGAATCACAGAAGAAGAGGCTAATACAAACGGTATTCCATTTGAAGATGCATACAAGAAATTTGTTGATATGACACATAATTCTCAAAAAATTATTGGACACAACTTAAAGTTTGATATTGATGTTTTAAAAGCTGAGACTATACGAAGAAAACTTGACTTTTCACCATTTGAATCACTTGAACGAGTATGTACTTTGGATCTCGTAAAGAAATGGTATGGAAAACCAAAGAAACTTGTTGTTATTTACGAAGAATTGTTTGGAAAGGAATTTGAAGGAGCTCACAATGCATTGTTTGATACACAGGCTTGTGCAGAGGTATATGCTATTATCAAAGATGATCCAAGAAACTACAAATCTATTCCACAAAAAAAGATTATACTCAAAGCATCTGAGGTTGCAGCTTGTATTGGCAAAAATCAATACAAAAGACCCCAAGAGGTATTGGATGATATGTGGAAAAAATATTCACCCGAGACATTCAAGGGTAAAACAAAGGATGACTATGCGATGGAAGCAATTGAATCTGATCAAAAAGCAACTGAAATTTTCAAGGAAGTAGAACGGGCATCTCCCAAGAATTCTTCAGAAGTTATGAAAATAATGGATGAGGTTTCTATTCGTTTGAAGGCAGCTTCAAGTCTTCAATTGAGAGATTTCTACGGTGTTAAGGATTTTTTACGAAAAACTTTATTTACCAATTTTGGAACTAAAAATGAATCAAAAACAGCTAATGCCGATTCAGCAAACCTTTATGAAGATGATACATTTTACAAATATAAAGTATGTGAAATTGAGGGAACAACATATGAAATTGTTGGGAGAATTGACCGATTTGAAATTGATGATTTTAATCAAAAGACATTGGTTGAAATTAAAAATCGGACGAGATGTCTTTTCAATACCGTTAGGGAATATGAATCTATTCAAGTTCAAACATATTTACAAATGGTTAAATTGAATATGGCCCGTTTAGTTGAACAACATAATAATGAGCGTAAAAGTTATATTATTATGAGAGACGATGAAAAATGGGACAGAGAAATTCTACCCAAATTGAAAGAATTCTGTCGTGTGTTCCACGGAAACCTAAGTCAGTGAAATAAATATCTTTTTTTTATAAAACAATGTATGAAAAGGTTGTAACTTTTTTAAAATTTCTTTTTGAAGATGAAGATTATTACTCTCATCCACCATCTCCACCCCCAGAGATACCACATGATTTACCAACTAAAATGGAATATGCTACAAACGAAGCGGGTGAAAAGGTTTTAATAGAATACATTCACATACTTTCAAACAAATATCTGCATTAATAATATAGTATAAAATGTCTGTATCAAAATTTGTAATGCTACTTATGAACTCAAGAAACCAAGCTCATATGTTCCACTTGACAACTAATTCATACGCTCAGCACAAGGCTCTTCAAAAATACTATGAACGCATTGTGCCTCTCCTTGACAGTTACGCGGAAACATATATTGGAACCCTAAATGGTCGCATGACATTAAACCAGCCAAATTCTCGCTATATTCGAGACCCTAAAAAGGCTAAGAAATATTTCCAGGATTTACTTGCTAGGGTTAAGAAAATAAAACTTCCAAAGGATAATGCTCTTAAAAACATTCAAGATGATATTGAGGGTTTAATTAAATCAACTCTTTATTTGTTAAAATTAAAGTAATTCAAACACCTAAGTTTATCTCACATTCTCATGGGGTCAATTCAAAATACCTCTGACAATGGAAGCTCAGCTTGCTCAACTTACACAATTGGTTCATTCCCTCCATGAAAAATTGGACGGTGTCATTGAAGAAAACAAACATCTTCGCTCTTTATTTGAAAATACGATAAGAGCACCACCACCAAAGAAGAAACAACCTCGCGCTGAAAGACAACAATGTTGTGGTATTACCGCAAAAGGCACTCAATGCAAAAATAAGGCTGTTGAAAATGGAAGGTGTAAGATGCACTTGAACCAATCACAAGACCAACCAAGCACTTCTCAACCCAAACAAAAGAAACAGAAAAAGAAAAAAGCTCCTCCACCAACTCATACACATCTTCCTGGTGAAACACCTGTTGTGTATTGTCGTCTATGTGAAACTCATGGTGATATTCTTGACCCAACATTACCAGACAGGAGATTTGTTTTGAGTGAAACTATCATCGAACCAGAACCAGTTCAACCAGAACCAGTTCAACCAGAACCAATTCAACCAAAACCAGTTCAACCAAAACCACATAGTCCCTTGGGTGAAGAAGAAGGAGACCAAGACCAAGAACTTATCGCACAACTCAGAAATTTAACCGTCCAACCCACAAATTGGGCGGATGTAGATGATGATGATTTCTTTGAAACTTCTTAAAGTTTTCAAACGATATTTCTATATGTATGAAATTATCAGTGATATTGAAACGAAAATAAAAATCATACAAATTTATAGCAATTTTTTGTTAAAATTGTATGATTTATTTGGAGATGAAACAGCTGTTGTTATATTTTTAACAATGCTTGATATGTTTCTGTTTAGTTTCACAAACATATATGTGCTTTTATTTTTTGGACTTTTTGCAAATAATAATTTAATAACTTTCAAACCAGCCATAGAACATATTTCATATACATCTCCTTTGTCTCTCAAAAGAGAATATACTATTTTGACATATGTATTTGGTGTAACATATTTGAGAGATATTATGGATATGTTATTGACATCATGTGTCAGATTGTTTTTGAAATTTTGTTTTTTGGGTGGGATACAAGTATATAAAAGGATAGATAGAATGTATAGTAATGTTAGAACTTGAATGCGCTCAAGAAATAATGAATGCTCTTGGTTCGGGGTATAATGAATGTGTATATCATAAAGCTTTTGAAGTATGTCTCCGAAACAGGGGTGTTGATTATGAGAGTGAAAGGATAGTTCCTATAACTTTTAATAATCATGTTATTGGAAATGTACGAAGTGACCTCATCATAGGGGACACAGTTGTAGAACTCAAATCAACACGAACCCTCAACGACGCGATGCGAATACAACTTAGGAATTATTTGAATTTAACAGGTCTTAAAAAGGGAATACTTATTAATTTTCCCCTAGGGGCAAGTGAAATTCAAAGTGAAATAATATTAATATAATTCAGATGATATTTATATTCATTGGGATAATTGTAACGCTGGTATTATATTTATTTTTTGGAAAAGAATTTTATGGTGTCACATATATTGAAAACTTTTTTACAGAAGATGAATTCAAAATAATTAAGAATGAATGTAAAAAATTAGAACAACTTCTTACAAAAGAAAAATATACAACTGCAGCGGGTAGATTAACAACAATTGTTCCCAAAGATACTGGAATAACTAATTTGTGTGAGCGTCCACAAACAAAGAAAAAACTAAAACTCCCAGAAAATACTTTTCCAAGTGATGTTCCAATTGAATATAGAAAGTATCCAATTGGCAGTTCCATGGATTGGCACAATGATACACTTTTATATACAAAACCCCAATATGAAGTTGTTTATACAATAGAAAATACATCAGATTCTAAAACTTGTTGGTTTGATCCCAATGATCGTAAAGTAAAAGAAATAACAACCAAACCAAACAGTGCCATCGTCATAAAAGCAGATGATGTTCAACATTGTGTTACACCAATCTGCGAAGGTGAAAGAGACATACTAAAATTTGCTTATACAGAGACCCTAGAAAAGGCACCTGGTTATTTTGAAAATGCAGCAAATTTGACAACCTAAGTTGGATGAGACTTTATTTTGAGACAATATTCAATAATGGATGCCATACGTGAAGTTTTAAGCCTCTTGGACAGAAACTCAGAGGCTCTCCCCGAGGGAGAATATCTCAACGCATGCAACAAACTCAAAGACATCTACACTAGGATGGAAAACATGCCATTGTATGATACTGTATCAGATGATGGGTCAGAAGAAATTGAGAACTCTCCTCCACGAGACCCAAGGCTCATGATGACTATCACTGAAATTCATAAGCGTATTAAATATCACCAAAAAATGATCAGAGAACACGCTGGTTTCACACGCTTGACCAAAAGACTTAAAATCCTGGCTATGCAGCAATATGCCAAGTTTAATGGTGTGGATGTGAATAACATCGATGAAATAATCGAAATGATCAAGAGAGATTTTGGTGATAATGAGAAGCGTAAGCGTGAAAGGTTTTACATGCCCTATCTGCAGTTTGCTAACGCTCACATGGCTAGGATTAGAGCCATGCACTCGGCTGAAATTGAAGACTTGAGACTACTTTTCTAAGACCAAGACAAGCGCTCTCGGAGACGCCTTATGAGGTAAGGAGCGACTTCTAATAACCCCCCATATGTGATATAACGGTAATCTACTCGCCTATGTTCATCCATACCCATTAGATTAGCGGTGTAATACCTATCCTTTTCAAATTTTTTTACAATTTCAAGAGATACTGAATTATGTGTAGCAACTATAGTATGTACATGAGGAGCTACACACGCATAATGAAGTGATTTATTATATTCATTATCTACTTCGTCTTTATTATGAAATAAACAACTTTGTTTATTGAGATATGCCCCCCTCACTATTTTAGCCCCAAGCATATATTTTTTATTATGTGCATCTTCAATGTCATATAATAATTCATCTAAAGCCTTTATTCTATACATTTGATATGTCTGATAAACATGGGCATTGTATTTAGTATTATAATCTTCCATGAGACCTTTCACTATATTGGGGTATAATACATCTTCGGCGTCTATTAAAACTTTTATACCTTTATTGGATGCATCATTTATTATTTTATCTGCACTTATATACGCTTTATCGGGATTTTCTCTAGAACCAAAACTTGTGAGTTTTATAGCGCACATGGAACCCTCGGGAAAAGTATCTAACATTCTTCGCGTCACATCTTCAACATATTGTGCTTCCCTAAGGGAACAATTTTCTCTAGCATAGTCCATAATTAACTTTTCACCTCTAGACTTGTATTTTAGCATTACATTGCCTAATTCTCTGAATGTAGAAGCATATCTAAGCATCTAAAGTAATTCAACAAAAAAGAATACCTAAGTCTCCCCTGAATAAATCCACCCCAAGGAATGGAAAACCTTGCAAAGATACAAGGGTTCATTGATAAACATGCTAATACAACGCCTGAGGGAGAATATTTGGAGTTATGTAATGCAACGAGGGATTTGTTTAGATGTAAAACAGATTCATATGTTTTTAATCATGAATATAAGGTTTTAGAAGATGATGAAGATGAAGATGAAACAGTTGAATATTTTAACAAAGTGTATAAAGAGAGGATAAAAAGTTACGAAAGAAAAATTCTGAACAATTATGCATTCATGTTAGAATGTGAATTAAAAGACCTTAAAGAACTCAAAAGAATAACAAAGTCTATAAGGTTCAAGGTTGTAAAACATTATTGTAGGATTCATAATATTAGATTACAAGAATATACACCCGAGGGTTTGAAGAAAAAACAAGAAGAGGGAGGATATATTTTTCCAAATCATAAAAACTTTGAAAAGGGTTTTGATAATTTGTGTAAATCATATATGAGTATTCAAAATAATTTCATGGAAGAATGTTCCGAAAAAATATCAGATAAAATTGAGGATTTATATGATCAAATAGATAGACTTTCTTAAAGTGGTGGCACTACACAAAGTTCGTCATCTGGTCCTAGGGAACATATCAATTTGTATACTTCTTCTCCATCAATAATTTCCTTCTCAATAAGAATGTTTTTTAATAATTCTAGAGCAGCTCTTTTTTGTATTAATAAAGCAAGAACTTCCTCATAACATTCCTTGACCAACGCATCTATTTCCAAATCTATTTGTCTCGCTGATTCCTGACTTAAATTATTGTAGTCATAATTGTTCTCACCAAAACCATACATTGTGACCATTTGCCTCGCGAGTTGGTAGGCTTGGGCATAGTCTGCAGATGCCCCGTTTGTAATTTCTTCTTTGCCATAAACAATTTCTTCTGCTGCTCTACCACCCAAAGCAACTTTTATTTGGTTTTTGAAATAACTTTTAGGGAACAATCCACTTTCCTCCCTAGGTTGAAAGAAAGTGACACCACCTGCGGAACCTCTTGGAATAATTGAAACTTTTCTAACCATATCAAAATCCACGAATGAAGCCCCAACAATTGCATGCCCACCCTCATGATAAGCGATGAGTTCTTTCTTGAGGGCTGAGAATGTAGTGTCTCCCTTAGCACCCACAACAAGTCTTTGGAAAACATCTTCAACAACTTCTTTTGTAATGACACCTTTTAATCCGTCTCTAACTGCACGAATAGCACATTCGTTCATTAAGTTTGCTAAATCAGCACCACTGAAACCTGTAGTCTTTTTAGCTATATCACTGAGTGAAACACTTTCATCAAGTTTTTTGTCTTTAGTGTGAACTTTGAGTATTCTTTCTCTCCCCCCAACACTTGGTAATGCAACTTCAATCTTACGGTCAAAACGACCTGGGCGAATGAGTGCTTCATCCAATATGTCAATGCGGTTAGTAGCTGCGATGACAACGATTTGTGTGTCTTTTTCAAAACCGTCCATTTCGGTCAAAAGTTGATTAATAGTTTGTTCTCTTTCTTCGTTATTGTTGAAACCATTAGAAGATCTTTTTTTACCAATAGCATCAATTTCATCAATGAATACAATACATGGTTGATTTTCTTTGGCAAGTTCAAATAAGTCTCTAACTCTCTTGGCACCAACACCAACAAACATTTCAACAAATGAAGAACCAGAGCACGCGATAAATGGAACCGATGATTCACCTGCAATAGCTCTCGCAAGTAAAGTTTTACCAGTTCCTGGAAGACCACTTAATATGGCACCTTTTGGAATTTTAGCACCAGAACCATTGTATTGTTCAGGGTTCTTCAAAAAATCTACAATTTCTTCTAATTCATAACGAGCATTATCAATGCCCTCTACATCAGAAAATCTTGTTTCAATTTCAGTATCCATATCAACTTTCTTTTGTTCCATTCCTGGAAACCCTGGTGGACCACCACCACGGCTCATTGAAAGAAACATCCTAAAGAAAAAGTAAATCATCAAAGGCAAAAACAATAAAGAGTAATTAAGAGCTGGAGGGTTGGACATGTCAACTACAACATCGGCTTCCGTGTTTGTAAATAATTTCCAGAGTTCTTGGTTTTGCATGATTTGTGAATCACCCAAATTACCCTCATCATCAATAAACACTGCCTGGTTTTTGTTTGGACTTACAATAACCTGTTCAATTTCATTACTTTTTATTTTTTTTACAAAATTTGTGTACGATGTATGTTTTGATTTTGTTTTATCAATTTTAACAGAAGGTGCCACTTTTGATGTAATTTTTTTGATACTGAACATCTTGTAATAAGAACATTTTTTATTTAAACATTTCCTGCTATTTTACCCATGTATAAATCCACATCACCGACAAATTCAGGGCATGCACCATGTGCTTGACGAGATACTGCATCTTGTATTTTAGATAAGTGTTGTTTATATTCCCTGACATCTATTCCCGTAGCATTAAATAATTATCTGATATATTAATATAATGGACGGAAGTGCTTCCAACCGAATGTACCAGAACCTTGTTGTGAGGGGACGATGTCTCAAAAATAAAATTCAGACAGGGGACTATGATTTTTACTATGCGAATTCACACCAAGGTCTCATGATTAATAAAAAAACTAACCAAGTTACAATTGGAACTGTTAGGTCTCAAGATATTTTCTACAAACCTTTATTATGTTCTATTTCAGGTGTTAATTGTATTGAAACATCATCTGCTGTTTCTGATTCTGAAAAAGCTAAATTTATTAGTTTTGTCAGACAATCTAACATTGATTTGTGAGAACCATACACTTGTTCGGGATTCATAATAAAGTAAATAATTCTTTGATTATCATCTTCGTCCCTAGGTCTTGAAAAATCTTTCTTTTTGATATAATCAGCAATAATATATATAACAGCATCTAAATGCTCTTCTAATGCCATGTGCATCCAAGAGTTGGAGGGAGTTCCAAATTGGGTTGTGTCATCATCAACTCTGACACCGTGACCATATCTTTTTTTACCCAACTTGAGACGGTCTAAAATTAATAACTCCAGATCCATTGTGTATATTATTGTTTATTTCTTTAATATTTATTTGTTCATTATCCAGTTTATGTTGATGAATCTGATGATTATGAAAAATGGTTTATAAAAAATATTAGAAATCATGGATTAAAATAAAAATATTATTATTATTTAAGATGTCTAAACAACAAAAGAAAAATAAAAATAATATGAACGCCGCTTCAGCATTAGCCGAGTTGTCTGTCAGATCCCCAAAAAAGAAATCTCAAACAAAAAAGAAAACTAATTTTAATCCCGTGAAAGCGTTGATTAATACTAGAGCACAAGAAATACAAGACAATGTTGCTAAATATATAAAAAATTCCAATTATATTCCAAATGAAAACAAGAAAAAACTATTAAATGACCATTATTATCTAATCCGAAAGGGTAATGGTGGGTTTAAAGAGATATTTATAAAAGGACTTGAAAAATCATACAAAAAAATGTATACAAGCATTAAATTACAAGATTTCGTAAGACTTCAAATGAAAAATTGGAAAAAATAATCTTTAGTCAAATCCTGTGATGATATTATCGTAATCAAAAGCGCGTCCTAACCGATTTTCACAAAAATTTTTTACATCAAATATTTCTAACTCATCAACATTAAATTCCTTTGGAAATGCAGTGAATTCATTGTCTAACATAAATAGTTGTTTGAGATTAGATAACTTTGCAATTTCTGGTGCAATTGTTTCTATCTTATTATCTGTTAAATTCAATTGTTTTATGTTTTTCATATTTTCTATTTCTGGTGGAACAGATTTAATTTTATTTCCATCCAAAAGTAATTCTTCTATACTTTCATTAAACAGAATTCCTTTTGGGATCTTTTCCAATTTATTGTCACCACAACAGAATACTTTCAAATTATTTAAGTTTTTTAACTCTTCGGGGATTTCAGATAATTTATTTACATTTATATTTATATCTTCCAAGTTTGACATTTCAAGTAATTCACTTGGAAATTCTTTAAACTTATTTGTACACAAATTAATTTTTTTCAACTTTGTGAGATTTTTAATTTCTGTGGGAATTGTTGTTAATATGTTAAAACTTAAATTTAAATTTTCGAGATTAACTAATTGAAAAACATTTGATGGTATTTCATTTATCATATATCTATTATTCAATACGAAATTTGTTGTTGTTTCAACTGGGTATTCTTTTCCTAAAATTTCAACACTCATGTTTATATAAAGTATCTAGATTTTAAATTCACACAAATTACATAAATATTTTATTTATTAAATCACCGACTATACTGTATGCTAGACTAAATGGAATTCTTCTTCTATCATATTCTCTGAATTGTGGTAAAAATAAACTCCATGTTTCTTCTCTCTTTTTGTTCAAATAATTATTGAATTCTTGAGCGATTCTTTTTTCCTTTTCTTCGTCCAATTCTATTCCTGATATACAAAGAGTGGCGTATGTTCTACTTGTATTTATTCCTTCATATACATGACCCGATGTATACTCGAGAGAAATTTTCTTCGTTGTATCCAAAGCACTTAATGTCAAATATGTCATGTTATTATTTTCATGGTCTTTAACAACTCTTTTTATTTTAATAGTTTTTGGAATTTTCAAATCATAAATTTCACCACCTATTATCCATTTATGTTTTGATTCAAGTTTAAATATTTTTTTATCACCATTTGGATATCTTTCCCATGGTATATTTTGTTCTGACAAAAGTTTATCACTCTTTACAAAAGAAAATGCAACAACAGTTGTGGTTGTATCGGGAAATACAACTTCTTCAAAATATTTTACTCGAGTGATTTTATATTTTGATAAGAAACAATGTCTACAATGAACATCCATCTCCCTCGGTGATAAGAAAAATCCAACGGGTATAATGAATATACCTCCCAAACATTTTTCATTTTGATTAACCACCGACATTATAAAACATTTGTATAAATCATTTGTTTTATACATATCAAATATTTGTTTCGAATCACATTTATTTCTTGCGAGGTATGGTGGGTTTGTTATGACCCATTTGTTTCCATACGAGGGTGGATTTATTAATGTGTCTCTTTCAATTATATCATTTCTTTTTGGTTCTATATCATATGATTCTACATCACATCTCCCCAACCAATCTATTAAATCTCCTTGACCAGCAAATGGTTCAATGATAGGTCCCTTCGGTTTTTCAAAACCATCTAATATGTAGTCATGTTTAACCGTGTAAAACTGACCTACACCCATGTTTACATATATATTTCTATCTTTATATAAAAGAATGCGACTCGCAATATCTCGGTTATTAAGAATGGCTAATCCATTGTTTGACAAAGAATCAAGGAATGCATTTCTTGGTGGAAATTCACAAGGCTCAAAAAGCATGAAAAGTGAAGACTATCAAAGGAATCTTGTGTTTCAAAATACAAATGTTGAATGTAAAAAAATTAATGGATACAGAATAAATCAAAGGTTCGACTACATGGAAATAAAGCATGCTCCACTCAAGGATTTTTATGGATTTGATTACACCGAGGACTTTGATGGTATTCAGGTAATTGGAAACAAAAAAGTTTTCGTGAATTTTAAAAATATTTGTGGGAAAGGTGGTTCACAAACAAGATCAATGCGCGAAGTTTATCATTTCATAGATGCTCAATGTAGGGGATTGAGTAATTTTAACAATGGAAGCATTTTACTTTTTGATAATAATGGTATGACAGCAATGACGGATGTATATTTTGCCAATATATTAGATGGTGATGTCATTGAACAAAATTTTGATAAATACAAATACCTATTTGTGCACCATCCAATTGAAACGCGTGATAGGATATATGTGGGGACATCGGAAGGCTACAAGAAGTGGTTTGAAAATAATGTGACGGGATATAAAGCGTAGGATTTATATATCTGTATATAACAAAATGCCAACCTTTACCACCAAGTGTACTTTGTCTCCAGTTGTTTGCTCTTCTAAGAAGAAGCTCGCTAAGAAATTCAGAAAGTTTGGGAAGCGTATGTATCAAGAGCGTCAACTTGACCTTGAGAGATACGGACAGCGTTTGAAGGATATTTCTGTTGAAGAACGCAAGCGCAGCCAACAACTTTTTGAGGAACATCGTCGTTTCATCCAAAAGAACCTTGTCGATTCATACGATGAGGATGAGCCCACTGCTATTGATTTTTTCGAGAAGTAAGGGCAAACCATGCAGCTAATGATGCAAAAAATACAAACACATATTGATTTTGTTGCTCCAAAGCAATGAGAGTGCATAATATACTATATTGAGCATACCGTATCTCCTTCCTCGTCTTTTTCAATGACCTCTTTACAGCTGCTCTGGATTTCTCCAAACTCAGAACAGCCGTGCTTAGATTTTTGACCCTCGTAGGCATTTCAGCCACCGTTTTAACCATTGATGACATGTCAATACTTTGTGAAACCTTGTTTTGTATAATTGGTTCTAAGTATGTAAAGTAATTAAATTCTGGATCCAATTTTAAACAAAGACCTTCAACTATAGAGAAAGTTTTTGCTAAGTATATAAAACTTGATGGTATGACAAATGGTTTTTCTTTAGCTAATTCCATAAGTATTTCATCATTCATTATGTCTTCTGCGAGGTTCTTGGGGTCTAATTTTTCCATGTATGACAAAATGGATTCAAAGAATATTTCAATGTCCCCAAGTTCTGTTTGTGGAATAATAATTTTTAGGTCTACAAGTTTTTGAACAATACTTTTTGTGTCTCTTTCAACAATGTGCACTAATAATTCCATGAAACCATTTTTGAGTTCATCACTTATTGGAACACAAAGTCCAAAGTCATAATAGACAAGTTTTCCACCTGGCGCAAAACCAACATTTCCTGGGTGTGGATCTGCATGAAAAAATCCATCTTCCATTGTTTGTTTTACATAACTTCTGATGAGTGCTTCACAAATTTTCTTTTTATTGACACCTTTTGTTTCGATGTCATTTAATTTTTCTGAAGGAACATATTCCATGACAAGAATGTCTTCGGTGCAATATTCTTCATATACTTTTGGAACTCTTACCCATGGGACATCTTTAAAATTATTATAGAACTGAATTGCATTTTCTTTTTCTTTGACATAGTCTGTTTCACTGATAAGATTATCAATGGCTTCATCAAGAATAACTCCATTTCCTGTTCCTGTGTCAATATTAATTCTTTCAAGAAAGTTCACAATATCTTTGATATCATTTGTATCGTTTGTCATAATTTCTTTTATGTTTGGTCTCTTGACTTTGACAATGACTTCTTTATTATTTTCTTTGAGAGTTGCTCTATAGACTTGTCCTATACTCGCGCATTTGAAAGGTGTAGTCATGTCAATCTCTGAAAATATATCATATGGTATTTTTGAATCGTCATACTCCACAACAGTGACGTCGTCCTGCAGGGATTCAAGTTCTTTAACGAATTCCAGGGGGTAAAGGTCTCCTCTTGTCGAGATGAATTGTCCTATCTTTATAAAAGTGGGTCCCAGTTCAAGGAGTTCTTGTTTAGTGAATCGTCCAAGTTCGGCTTTATCTTTCATTGTTGCATTTTTGAATAAGAACCGCGCGGCGAATTTCCAAGTCTTTACCTTCTGTGCTTTAGGGGACCTAATTGTATTGATGGGACCGTGAGCTGGCGAATGCCAACATTTAAATAAACAGATATATTAAAATACATGGACTTGGAACATCACATTAAGGCAATATCAATTTTTGGAAATGCCTTAATACTCATCGATAGTATTAAAAGGTCTATTAATAATAGATGAGTCATGATGTTCTCACTCTCATGGGTGGAGTGGTTCTCCTATTTTTTGGGGGATTAGTTATGTGCACCTCAACACAAAGAAGAATGGATGAGGGTCGCCTGGCAGGAGCAATCAGGCGGTCAATGAGCCAAAGACAAAATCTAGATGTATAGTATAAAAGAATGGAGACTTGGAAAATAGTATTGCTTGTAATCTTAGTAATTATTGGAACATTTTTTGGATTAAAAATGTTATATGATATGATTTCAAATTCTGGGAATGGATTGGGCAATTATTTTTATCAAAGTATGTAATAACCTCAAAACCACCAGGAACCAAAAACAGTCCCTCCCTGTCACTCAGTTTTATGCGCTAAAATAACTTAAAGAAATTCCAGTATACTATTATATACGCTCTCATTGTTTAATTGGCATAACATTGGACTTTGAATCCAACAACCCTGTTTCGAATACAGGTGGGAGCTTATCTGGTCGTACGCAAACTGGTTAGCGGACAGATTGTAGCATAAGTTATGTAAGTATCGTAAAAGATATCAGTATTCTGTTGTATGCACGTTCGAATCGTGCCGATCAGACCATTCCTCTGTCATATAAAGGCTATTATTCCTGGCTGTTATTAGGGTTAAATCCATTATAATAGGGACTAGGTCATCTGAGTTCGATTCTCAGCGGAGGAGATTACTTTTTTAAATATATTGTCCTATATTCAAAAAAGTATGGTGTAGAACAATTGCCATCCCCTAGGGCGAACCCTAGGGTAATGAGCGTTCTAGGAATTTCCCTACTTTTTAAATGTGTTGTTGCAAATTTAAAAAGTATGTTTGTATATTTTAAAATGATATTCCCATGGTTGTATAGTAAAATTAGGATTTCCACTAGTCGTTCTTATACATATCTTCTTGGGGAGTAGGAGATAGGTCTGGTTGTATAATTACGGGGGGTGCTTCTAAAATTTCAACATTGAGAATGTTTTCTTTTTCCGTGGGTCTTGCCGTGACAATTCTACATTCCCTCGCGCTTGCATAATTTTGTGGAAGAACAATGATTGGTTTGCATAGGAGTAGAGCACTCATGTATATTATAACCTATAAGTAATTATTAGGCTGTATATAATCTATAGTTTGCAGAGCCCCAATACCATTCCCAACCATCATTCCAAGTCCAATTTCCTACATCAAGTTGCCCAACACCTTCATGAGCAGCACCGTCGTTACCGTTTGTGAATCGAGCACCAAAAGTTATAACCTGTCCTGCGGTGACAGGGACAGTAAATTGTCCTGAACTAGTTTCTCCAGTCCATCCATTTCTACCATTCATCCTGAAACCGTGTGAATCATGCTTCAAGGAATCTACAAATAATATTGGTGCTGTATAAAGATAATCATATCCCTTACCCCCCGTGATTCTAGTTCTATAACAGGCGCCCGCAAATAAAATCCCATCGGAACCCACGGTACCAGTAAAAGTACCTCCTGCAGCTTGACCTGCACCTGGCCAAACGCTAAACATAAGATTATTTGTTCCGTTAACGTGTCTATGTCCTTGAGTTGGAAGCCAGAATGCTTGGTAATCTGTTGCTGTATAAGTACTACTTAAACCTGTCAAGGCAACTTGTTTTAAATTTGTACTTAAACCATTCTTAAATGTAATTGTTTTTGATGCTTCATCCCAACTAACATCTTCAAAAGCGGTTGTAAGATTAACCGTCATTGTTGTAATTTATACAGAAAAAAAAACTCTATTATTAACATAATGGATCCTGAATTACTTATGATGCGACAAGAAAGAACGATTGCTTCCCAATGTATTCAGGTTGTTAGAAAAAACCCAGATGCAATATTACCACATCGTGGTTCAAATTTACATGTATATTATAGGATTTATGCACCTAAATCTTTTACCATTCCTTCTAGGGGACACGCTACTATAGACACTGGTTTAATGATAAATGTTTCTGGTGGTAATTTCTTGACTGTGTACGCAGATAAGAGTATGGCTGATAGAGGTTTATTAATGAGTACACACACAAGGTGTTGTGATTGTCAACATCCAATAGAATTAATGTATTTTAATATGACAGGTAAAACCCAAACTATACCTAAAGGAAGTTGTATAGCAAGGTTCAATATTGTTTCTTGTGTAGTTGCTAATGTTATGGAAATGGAGTGTGAAGACGATTTTATTAATTAGGCTCTATATGTAAATGCAATCATGTTTCTTCTTATATCTGAATTATTCCCAAGTCCCGCATGTAATAATCTTACATCAAAAAGTATGGCATCCCCCTTTTTGATGGTGGCTTCATAATATTGGTTTTTTATCATATCACCAATTCTCATGTATCTCATGTAATTTTCATAAAACACGTCGCTGTTTGTATATGGTAGGAATACAGGTGGTCCCATTTCATGTGTCATATCCTGTAAAGCAACAAAAATACAATACATACCATGTTCTGCAAAATCTCTGTGATATGGTTGAGTTTTTGAACCAGGATTTGACACAAAACAAGTTATTGAATGTGTATCATATTCTGTTTTTATAACAGTTTCATGTAAATGTTTTATCAAATCAGCGACTGGTCCTTCATTTTTTAATTTAAGTTCATACCTACCCAACCCAAAACTTAATTGTGTGCAATCATCATCACCACGTGTTTCAAAATTTTTATTTACAATATCGTTTATTTTATCACACAGTTCCTCTGAAACTGCATTTTTTATTTGTCTTATACCAATATCATCATAATATTTATCTGGTAAATCTTCTATAATTTTTTCTTTACTTCTCATTTCGTCTTGGGCATTTACAACTAGTTCATCCTGGGTTTGGATACAATGTTTTTCAAATTTTTTAATAAATTCATTGTCAAAATCAAATGGTTTTGTTTTCATGAAATCATACCCTCTTTGTTGTCTTCTTATAAATTCAACATATTCCGATGTTTGATAATCAATTACAATCATTTCCGTGGTGATTTTTTTTTCGGTTCCGTCACCCATTGAAACATGTGTTAGTCCTGTTTCGTCATCCTTTTTTATAAATCTTCCAAATTTAAATTCACCATTTTCTTTGAAATCAATGAAACTCATTTATAAAAAAAGCGTATATTTTCTTTAAATCTATTATTCGCACCAAGGGACTTGAATATTATTTTTTGGTTTATAATAAAATTTGGAACCAAACATAATCCGTCTTTTTTCTGTTACATTTTCCAATCCACCATGTAATATATTTGTTTCAAAAATGTATCCATCTCCTTTTTTTGTAGTTGCTATACACTTTGGTTTATTTATTGTTTCTCCAAGTTTTTCATCATTCATATATTTTTTATATATTTCATCACTTGCTGTTCTAGGTATTAATATTGTTGGTCCATTTTCCGTTGTTACATCTTGAAGTGCAACAAATATATAATATGTGTTTTCTGTTTTAAAATCAATATGTAATATTTGTCTAATTGAATTTGGGTCGCTTACAAAAGAACTTGATTCTGCATGAACATATTTCTCCTCACTTAAATTTAATTTTTCTCGAATAATTGATACTGCCTCATCAACAATTTCATCTCCAAACTTGAAACCTAATTCAGCCCTATTTTCCCAATAATCACCAGCACCAATGAATTTTGATTCAACTCGTCTATTTCTTTTACGGTGATCACAATTTAATGCTTCTTCAAATTGTTGATTTGTATATTTCAAAAGTTTTTCACACATGTATTCATCAAATATGTTATAAACTCTTGACACCCCAAAATTAATATCATACACATCTGGTATTTCAATTGTTTCATTTTTATCTACAATTTCTTTTTGTTTTTCAACGGTCCAATAAATTTTTAAAATTGTTGCGTAATCATCATATCTTTGAGCCTTTAATGCAATATTTTCAAATTCTGGGTCATCACACATTGGATCCATATCTTTAAAATTTGCAGATTGTAAATTATATAACTTATCTTTGTTTTTTGTGTAATGTTTGAAATAAATTAATTTATTTGGTATTATTCTTTCTTTTCCATCTTGTAAAACGAGTGTCGTGTCGTCATCATTTTCTTTAATTATTTCTCCTAAGAAGAAATGACCTCTTTCATATATGTCAACAAAAACCATTATATATTTATTGAGATATATCTTTAAGATACAAAAACAAAACAATTCCATGAACATGAAAAAAAAATATTTTGAAAATACTATTATTTATGTACACAAAAACAATTCCATGAACATGAAAAAAAAATATTTTGAAAATACTATTATTTATGTACACAAAAACAATTCCATGAACATGAAAAAAAAATATTTTGAAAATACTATTATTTATGTACACAAAAACAATTCCATGAACATGAAAAAAAAATATTTTGAAATTAATTAAAAGTTAATTTTCTCATCGCTGTTTTTTTTTCTTTTTGGAATAGGAATTGGAGCACTTGAAGAAGAAGTATTTGGTTTAATTGGGGATTTGGGTTTATCTGGGGATTTTGAATACTTTCCCATATCCATAAGTCTTGTTTTTATCATTATTAAACCTAACCTTGAAGATGAAGTAGCTAGATATAAATTTAATAAATCAATTGAGCCACCTCTATGTATTGTGTGATATGGGAGACCAGTTGCTTTTGCCTTTTTAATATATTTTATAGCATTTTTTGTGTTTTGTAATTCATGTTTATTTTTATAATTTTCATTGAGTTGATTAATAAGATCATGTTTGTATTCTTTTGAACCATTACTTGAGGATCTTAAATATTTCTGAACAAAATCTAAATTTTTTAGGGACATATATAATTACACAATAAAATAGTTTCCACTAAACTTTTTATTAATATGTTTCATAATATATTTCCAAGTTTTTTTCGTAAAAAATAATTTAATCATTTTGATCTTCCTATTGTAAATGTGGATTTTAAAGTTTTCATCATTGTTGTGAATGGTGATGTTTTTTGTTTTTTAGTTTTTGGTTTTGAAGTTGAGGATGGTGATTTGGATTGTTTTCTTTTGATTGCCTTTCTTTGATTAATTGCTTGTATTGTTCTCAATCTAGACAATTGGGATGTAGTTCTGAGTGGTGTTTTTCTTTTCCCCACACCTTCTGCAATTCTAGCTGGAACCCCTTCAACACCTCTACATGCAAATACAATAATGACTTCTTTTTTGTTTGGGTTTTCAGCAAGTAGTGTTGAAATTCTTTTTCTTGGTGGTGATTTTGGTGAATTAATAACCATGTCTGCTGAGCCCCCAATAATTTTAAGATTTGGATTTGGTAATTTTGTCACCCCAGTCCAAACACTTGAATCATAGAATCTTAAAACCGAATCAGCATATTGTTCTCCCTTGTTGAAGAATTCTAAAACCTTTTTCTTCTTTGGCTCTTTTCATAAAAGCATTAACCCCAAGTTGTGTTTTAAGATATGCTGTGGCGTAGTAATGTGCTCCTCTATATGATAATAAATCCCCAGCTGAAGTTGATAAAATTAATATTTTATTTGGAGGAACAGATGTTCCAGCTCTTGCTTTACTTTTGGTGATATTGTCTCCGTGTGCAACAACAAGACGATACATTCTAATAATAGTTTAGATAATTATTGTATTCAGCCCAAAAATAAATTGTTAATAAACAATAGGAAACTTTATGATATGTCTGTGAGTTCTAGGGATTATAGAGATATATATAGCAGTGAAAGTGATGTATCCGTAAATTATGACGCTCAACAGAGAAGACGTGTGATATATATAGATGATGGACCCCCAAGTCCTATAAAACGAGAAAGTAAAAGTAAAGATGATGTATCTTCATTTGCACCTGCTTCACATATGGTAGTTGATGGGTTTACTGGTATTTTTTCAGATTTAAAACGTAAAATATCAAAAAACCCCAAAACTTCAATAATACTATTTCTTATTTTCATTGCTTTAATTATTGTTATAATTGTTCTATCGTCAAAGGGGAGTAAAAATAACAATGATCAAAAAGAGGTAGTTGATTGTGTTGGTTCTTGGGAAGAGGTTCCCAATGAACAATTTGGTACATGTTCCTTGGAATGTGGTGGTGGGCGTATTTTAAAACGATATAGAGTTTCACAAAAAGCAGAGAATGGTGGTAAAGAATGTCCTGTATCGGATGGTAAGGGAGATTTTTTTGATTGTAATACCCAACCATGTCCCGTTGCAGTTGATTGTGTGGGTGCCTGGGAAGAAGTTGCAGATGCTACTTGTTCAGAATCCTGTGGTGGTGGAACAATTGAAGAAGAGTACAATATTTCTACACAAGCACAAAATGGTGGTCAAGCGTGTCCTAATAACCAAGGGGATACACGAAATATAAAAGAATGTAATACCCAACCATGTCCCGTTGAAGTTGATTGTGTGGGTGCCTGGGAAGAAGTTGCAGATGCTACTTGTTCAGAATCCTGTGGTGGTGGAACAATTGAAGAAGAGTACAATATTTCTACACAAGCACAAAATGGTGGTCAAGCGTGTCCTAATAACCAAGGGGATACACGAAATATAAAAGAATGTAATACCCAACCATGTCCCGTTGAAGTTGATTGTGTGGGTGCCTGGGAAGAAGTTGCAGATGCTACATGTTCCGAAACTTGTGGAGGTGGAACAATTGAAGAAGAATACAAGATTTCTACACAAGCACAAAATGGTGGTCAAGCGTGTCCTAATAACCAAGGGGATACACGAAATATAAAAGAATGTAATACCCAACCATGTCCCGTTGCAGTTGATTGTGTGGGTGCCTGGGAAGAAGTTGCAGATGCTACTTGTTCCGTTGAATGTGGTGGTGGAACAATCGAAGAAGAATACAAGATTTCTACACAAGCTCAAAATGGTGGTCAGGTGTGTCCCAATGAAGATGGGGATACAAGAAATACAAAGGAGTGTAATACACAGGAATGTATTAGTTCAGAATGGGGTCCTGTGTATGTTCCAACTACAATAGAACCTGGTTCAGCATGTTTGGAACCAGATGGAGACCCGAATTACGAATACCGCTTAGAAGTTTATGATTCCCACACACAGATTACAAAACATAGAAAATCTAGAACAGAACCATATGTTGCAAAGGTATACGTTTCAAACACTGATAATTGCCCCGATGATTGGATTTATAATGATAAACATTGTTTAACAGATCAAGAAAATAATTACCAATTTGCTTATTCTTATGGGGGGCATGCACTAAAACCAACTTTTGATCCACAACTTTGCACATCCGAAAACATCGATGACTGTTTGTATGTGTGTTATAAAAGTGATGGTACTCCTGTGCGAATAGGTGAACATGTTTCAGAGATGAGAAATGCAAATGGTGAGAGTTTAATGGATCGTTTAATAGAGGATATTTGGTGTGATAAAATAAAACATGAAGATTTTGAAGATGATATTCTAAAACACATGACAGCTGGTACCAATGGGCTTGGTGAAATAAGGTATGTACCTGGAACACCATTTCCCTATCGTAGACAAGAAAGGGTTAGACCTGGTGATATTTTATTTAATAGATTAGATGAGTGGAGATTAACAGGACCTGATAGGGCTACACATTATAACTACGCTCTTCAAATAATGCATATGTTACTGGTTATGAGAAGAGATGGAGCACCTAAACCAGCTCGTGTTAAACTTGAGTTTAGAATGACTGTTGAATCAACATAAAAACAAGAGTGTATAAATAATAAACATGAAAGACAGTTTCATTACAAATGGATTAATTATTGGTAGTATCATAGGCGGCATCGGTGAGATTGATCGTCTTATTAGAGGGTGGCACACTTCCCGTTATTTTTAAAAAAATCATACATGTTTTTGTTTTTATTACGAACAAAAAGATGTATTAATGTATTAATAGAAAAAGAAGTATTTTTTATTTTAGTATCATATATTTTTCAATATATAAAGAAACTTTCATTAGAAACCCTACAATATTTCTTTTCTTATCATTTATACCAGCGATTACAATTGTTATTATGTATATTATTTATTCTTTCGAATAATCCTAGAATATTAAAACGTAAAGATGTTTTATCAATGAAATGGGTAATTGGTGATGATGGTATAAAACCTATTACACCTCGGAAAAGTGGAACAGAAACATACATAGCAAACATTGAACTTCAAAAAAAAGATAATTGTGCTGATACATATAATAGTAGCACTGAAATTGATGGACACTTAATAGAAACTGGATATGATGTTAATGGTACATATTGTGTTGATTATGTAAATAAAAAATTAGACAAATCTGATGAAGATGGTAATGAATATGATAGATATAATAATGTAGTTGATCGTATTGGACTTATATATGATCGTGAAAATATAAATATAATAAATCCACTTTATAATCCAGTTACAACACAAGAGAAATGTCAAGGTCCAAATTATCCTTGTATTTTTACACATGAAACTAATTCTGAAGGTAGTAAATTGGTTACTGATTATAAAAATCTTGATGGTAAAAAATTAACTGATATTTTAATTTCAGATATTTGGGATGAAAAGATTGATATAAATGATAAAGATTTAGTTAATAAATTAAATTACATTTATTTTGATTCTGAAACTCTAACAGTTAAATATAAATCCCATGAGAACACAGAAAAAATATCAACACCTGTTTTAGTTAATGATATACCACCAGTTGAGGATTATTATAACCATGGTCTTCAAATTCTTCTTATATTAGCCTGTATGAAGAGATATGGTGTTAATAGACCAATATCAGTTGATTTAAATTTTGCTAGTGTTTATAAATAATATTTTTACAATAAATTCTCTGATTGGTCGCCTCGTATCATATAATATCTACTAAATCACTATGAACTTCACAAAATTTTAGTAAATCTTCGGGAAACTTTTGTGAAGTTTAGGTTTGCGCAGATGAGTCTTCTCTTTTCATATAATCTCCCTAGGGTGTCTATCAAAGTTCGGGTCTCCGCACAGCCCGCGAATGCTTTGGGGAGTTCATATAATATCTACGAAATCACTATGAACTTCACAAAAGTTTAGTAAATCTTCAGGGAACTTCAGGGAAACTTCACGAAAGTTTAGGGTTGCGCACAGCGGGCGAGGGCGTTCGGACATTCGGTACATAAATGATGAAAACATCAGGAAACATCAGGAAACTTCACGAAAGTTTAGGGTTGCGCACAGCAGCCCCACCCCCATTCGGACATTCGGAACATAAATGATGAAAAAAATTGAAAACATCAGGAAAACTTCAATTTTTTTTCTCACATACATAATGAGAAGAACATATAAACCCTAAACCCTAAACCCTATACCCTATACCCTAGAGATTTAGCCCTAATTCCACCATAGAATTAGCCCATAGTTAAGGCAAGAATTAGCCTATAAAAATACAATCGAAGACGCGCGCTACG